ATCGTCATCAATGACCTGCCGAAGATCGGCAATCTGAAAACGATGTTCCCGGACGTGTATCGGAATGATGCGGTGCTGGTATCGAAGGGAGGTTGAAGCGATCGGTGAGAGATGGCGCCAGGGTCAACCCAGCACCTTGACCGCTATCGTCAGGAACCAGCCCGCAGCCAGGCAAGCCCCCACCCATCCAAAACCAATCAGAAATATGTCTCGCCAGTTCATCCGTCCCTACTCCGACAGCGCAAGCTGCCGTGTCGATGCAATGGGGAAAGGCTAGTCGATGACAGGGTGAGAACCTATGTCCGAAATGTAAGGAAGGATTGCAGCGTGCTGCGCTTATTTCGGACAGCGTTACAAGATGAAAGAAAGCGAAAGGCCTGACAGGTTTCCCGTCAGGCCTTTCGCTTTCCATCTGGGGTAAGAGGTGTTCCTACCCCGCATTCTTGCCGCTCGCATTTACAACGCGAGTGCCGGCATCGTGTTTCCTTCGGAAACAGGGGCCAACATCAGTTGGCAGCCCTTGCCGCAAATCGCCGAACGGAAGTCACTCCTTGACGCGTGCAGGATTGCCAACGACCACCGCGCCAGGCGGAACGTCTTTGGTAACCACGGCGCCCATGCCGACGATTGCACCTTTACCAATGCGCAGCGGCTTTTCAGGCGTCCCCTGCTTGATCACCGCGCCTGTACCGACATACACGTCATCCTCAAGGATCACATTACCGTTCACGCAGGCCTTGGGTGCCAGCGTCACGAAGTCACCGACCACACAATCATGCGCCACGTAGGAATAGATGTTTGCGTGGAAGTGACGTCCAATCCTGACGTTGGACGTCACCATGGAGAAATCGCAGAAAATGGCGCCATCGCCAAGACTGACCTCATCGAGGAATCTGGCCGACGGTGCGCTGACGCTCGCGAACTTCAGGCCCGCCGCCTCGCACTTGGCAACAATCGCCCGGCGCACGGTGCTGGAGCCAACCGCAACAACTACCAAGCGATCGGATTGCTTCGACTGAAGCTCGTCAAAGGAAATAACGTGAATCCCGTTCTTGATGGTCCCGATGTTGGAGACATCATCGTCTACAAAAACAACGGCCTCATTCAAAGTGCCAGAACCAATGCGACGTGCTGTATCTCTGGCAATAGGAGCGACTTCTCGACCGAATCCGCTGCAGCCGTAAATGGCGATACGCATAGGTACTCTCCTCTGTTTTTCTGGACGTGCGTTTTTAGCATACTGAAGCCAGCCTGTCGACGGCGCTATTGACTCTCAGATTCCAAACCTTCCATTTGCGGGACCGACAGCAACAAATGACAAAAAGGCCTGACAGGAAACCTGTCAGGCCTTTCATTTTCTGGTCGGGGCGAGAGGATTTGAACCTCCGACCACCTGCACCCCATGCAGAGTGAAAAACGGCAGCAAAGCCTTATGCAGTAAGGCGCGGCGCGGAATCCATCCAAGAAAGTGCTCAATTAGTGAGCACGACAGCATGCGGGTTTCCGGGCGACTCTAGTCCAATTATTGGATGCCAATCAGAAGCGAATTTCAGCACTACACTCGGCCTCGTAGCCGCCATTGCCGCCGTCGGCGCCACAGTCCAGCGCCGCACAGGCGGCAAGCAGCACAGCCGCGCCGACGGCAACCAGCACGCGGATCACTGGCATGCCGCGACTGCCGCCTTCAGGCGAGCCTCGTAGCCTGCGCGGAGCGCCAGCTCGGCAAGCGCAGCCTTGAACCACTCGAAATCGCTGGCAGTGGCGGCGACCTTGGCCAGCGGCCAGTCCGGCTCCGGAATCTCGGCCGTCTTGCACGGCACCGGGACCGGCACTTTCACCTCCACCGGCTTCTCGACCACTTGCGGCGCGGCGCAGCCTGCCAGCAGCAGACACAACATCAGCGCGCGGATCATGGGCGCTCCTTCACGTAGGTCAGCCGCAGGCCATGCAGCGACGCGCATTGGTCTGCGCCGGCGGCTTGCGCCTGGATCTTCCCGGCCAGCAGGGTGTACTTCGACTGCGCGGCCTGGGCATCGGCATCGGCCTTGGCGGCCTGGTACTGGCGCAGCTTGGCCTGCGCCTCAAGATCGGACACCGCGGCGTTCTGCGCCTGCAGCGAGCCGGCCAAAGCCGTGTACGCGTCTTTGAACTTGCCCAGATCGCCTTTCGTCTGCGCGAGCTCGGCGCGCGCTGCGTCGCGCTCGTGCCGATAGGTCAGCACCGCGCCACCGGCCACGGCGAGGATGACCAGCACCGCCGCAATGAATATGCGCTGCGGCGTGGCAAAGATTGCCTTCAGCGCGGCGCCGATCGCCTCAAGGATTGTCATCAGCATGGTGAATCACCTCCGTTGGGCTGAACTGGTACCCATCCCGCGCGTACTTCTGGGCGATCCAGAGCGGGAAAGGCATGTCGTGGATGCCGGCGTCCTTGCCGGTGTGGTGCTGCTTGCAGAGCAACAACCCGTTCGCCGTCATGTCGTCGACGAAGGTGTATGGGTTGGAGGGGTCGAACGCGTCCCAGTTGAACGCTGCGGCGTATGGCCCGAGCGCTCCGATCTTGGCTAGGCCGGCTACGATCGCCCAGTCGATCATGTTGGCCAGCGAACGCTCGATCGGGTGGTGGTGCGCCTCGAGCGGATGGCCGCTCTCTTCGGCCGTGCATCCGCAGATAAAGCAGCGCCCACCCTCCCGCGCGATCAGCGCCTTCTTGGAGCGGAGGAATAGCGGCGTCGTGACGCGCGCCTCGTGGCCTGGCAGCAGCACGTCGACCGCCAGGGTTTCTTTCTCTTCGTGGGTATCGGTGACGGCCATTGGGCCCTCCAGAAATGCAAAAGCCCCGCACGAAGCGGGGCTTGGGTGAAATCGGATCGCTCAGACTGGGCGCTTGCCTTCGCAGAACGCCCGCGCCACCGCGCGCCGATTGACCAAGCCTTTCACAGGCTTGCCGTTGACGTTGACCCACAGCGACAGCGCCGCGCATGCGCCGGCCATGTCGCCGGCATTGGCCTTGCGAGCCATGCTGCTGCCACAGAACGCCGGCACCCCGATGTTGTAGGCCGTGTCGACAAAGGCCACCCGCTGCCCGGCGGTCAACTTATCCATGGGTACACACTTAGCGATGCCGTCAGCGTGGACGGCCAAATCCTTGTCGAGCTGGTCCGCGCACTGCTGCGGGGTGTAGGTCTTGCCCCACTGGGCGTCTTCCGTCGCGCCGGTGCAGTAGGTCAGGACGCCGCCAAGGTCGCGGTAGGTCTTATAGACGGTGCCCTCGTTCTGAGGCACCAGCACCATAAGGACTGCTGCTGCAGCCGCTCCAACGATGGCAATCAAGCTCCGGCGCGGCGCCTTACTCGTCGTCGGCGCGGTCATTGCCCCAGCTCCTTGCGGACCTCAGCCGCAATCTCGGCGATGTCGGCGCCCTTGCGCTTCTCGATCCAGTTGAACACCCATCGGACGATCGACCAGGCCGGCAGCCCGCAAGAGAACACCAGACCCAGCATGGCCACCAAGCCGAACGGATCGTGAGCCCACGATTGCAGCCCGAACTTCATGATCACGGCCGATCCGCCGCCGATCGATCCGACGACAGTGGAAACCAGCCCTACCGCCCATTCCTTCGGGCTTCGCGGAGTTGTTATGCACATGACGACGATGGAAGCTAAGCCCGCACCGATTGCGCCGGCGCCCGCCGCGCCGCCGAGAAGTTTCCAGCCGCCAGCCCCAGCGAGGCTGGTGGAAATTGGTTCGGACATGTTGTGACCCCGGAATAGAAAAAAGCCCGCGCGCGGCGGGCATAAGAAAGCCACCCTTTGGCGGCTGTGTGACGTCTTTGGTTTGCGGCCCCAGGCGGCTATCGCCCCGCAGAGCGGGTAAAATCCTCCGCGCCCCAAGATCTTTGGCGGCATACATCGCACGAGTCACATATCGACCCCAATAACATAGAACGATGAGCGCAGTGGAAAAGAGGAATCAATGGCTCGACCTTTGGAGGGCTCTGGCCGTGCTAATGGTTGTCATATCACATGGCCTGAACTTCATTCCCGGCAGCGACACCATCATGCTGGTTCGCACAATGCTGGGCTTCTTTGGCGTAGAGATATTCTTCTGTTTGAGTGGCTTCCTTATTGGCGGGATTTTCCTAGACGTGATCAGAAACTTCGATGGAAGCCTTACCAAGCTCACCACGTTTATGACGCGGCGGTGGTTTAGAACCCTGCCTAACTACTACTTCTATCTTGCGGTGAACATCACGATTTCGCTTGTCGGTTTGGCGGCTCCAATCCCGACTGACATCGGGCGGTACCTGGTCTTTACACAGAACATAGTGTCACCGCACCCAACGTTCTTCCCGGAAGCCTGGAGCCTATCGATCGAGGAGATCTTCTATTTCCTCCTTCCTCTCACGTTTTTTGGAATCTGGGCGATCTTGCGCAAACCAGTACCGGCTCTGCTCGCCACCCTATTCCTTCTCTTGAGCGTTTCAATGGCCCTCAGGTATCACGGGGCCATGGAGGCGACGCTTTGGGATGAACAGGTACGAAAGGTGACCCTGTTTCGAATTGACTCCCTAATGTGGGGCGTTCTGCTTTCCATCCTCCACCGAACCATTCCCGCAAGCCGAAGATGCATTCTTCAACGTGGAAGCTATGCGATCGCCTGCCTCTTGCCGATAGCTGTCTATACGACCACGCACGGGACCGATTGGATGAACAAAAGCCTATTCGCAAAGTTCTGGCTGTTCCCCATTGCATCACTGGGAATCTGCGGAATTCTCTCCCTGGGCCTGAAGTTCAGCCTTCCCAGGATGGTGACGGCGATTACATCAGCCATCGCGAAATTGTCCTATTCGATGTATCTATCGAACATCGCCGTGCTCCTCGTTATGCTGTATCTCGTGGGAGTCACAAATAGCACCGCAGACAACCTGATAAGACTCGCCGCATATTTCCCAGCGGTCATTGCCGTGTCTGCCCTCAGCTATTATTTTGTCGAGAAGCCATTCCTCTGGGTGCGAGATCGTTGGTTCCCGGCCGGCAGGACGCTCATGCCGACCGGGACTGTGGCCTGACCGATCCAGGCTACGCTACAGGTGGCGGCAGCATGCTCTGCAAGAATGCTGTCTGCGAGTTAATGTACGTCTTCCAGCGCGGATCGGCCGCCGTCACCTCTCCCTGATTCGGCCACACCTTAGGGTCGTTGTCGCCCGAACAGAAGTAACCGATGACCTTCGTCTCCGAAGCGTCGGAAAACTGCACATAAATCAGATCCATAGTTTTCCCCGATTAAATGGAATATCCACCAATTGTCAGCGTGAATGTCGGCGTTCCTGCAGAACTTGCAGCTGTGTAATACAAGGTTTGCGGGGTCGCAATATTCCAATTCGCGTTACACGCCGAAGAAAAGCCGGCGCTGACAGCAGCAGCAATCGATTGACCCCCTAGGCTGCCTGTCGTTGGATATATGGACGTCGACATATTGCTGGCGACAGTCGAGGAAATCGAGATGTTCCCGCTGGCCCTCACTCCATTAGGAGGAACGAGTCCAGAAATCGAGAAGGAGGTTGGCGATGCCTGGGTGGTCGAGGTCGTAAATGCAACGGCGCTCGCGATGCTGATGTCCCGATCGCGCTGATAGAGCGGCTTGATATTCCCCGATCCATCCGTCGGCACGACGCTCACCAGCGCAGACGCGGTGTAACCGGCCGGCATATTCGCGCCACCATACACGTTCGGCTGCACTGCCGAGGTCGCGTTCTTGCCAAGCAGAGCGCTTGCACCGGTGGCCGGGTTGTAGATGGCATAGATCGCCACGTAGCCGTTTAAAGGCGATGTGCCGGTATCCATCCCGCCGGCGCCGGTCGTTCCGACGTTGATCGTTTTGTTGAAGTTCGGCAGGCAATATCGAACGCCACCCAGCGCCGTCTCGACGACGATCTCGTCCGCAGTCAGCGTTGCGGCAGAGCTGGCCGCCGCCACGTTCATGACGAGGTTGCGCATTGATCCGACGATGCCCGCTACCTGGCTCATCTGTGGAGCGTGCTGTGACCCCGTTCCCGGGGCAACTTGCAGCGCGCCCCCCGTGCACTCGATCAGAATGAACGAGTTGATGTCCGCACGCCAGACGACCTGTGCCTTCCCGCCAGGAATGATCTCCCCGCCAGTCAGAGCCAAATGAGCTCCACCGATCAGCGGGAAAGCGCCGAGGCCGTTGACATTGAGAGTTGCCGCGCCGGTGTTAGCCGCAGCCGGCTTGAACCACAACGGCATGCCGTCTTTCAGGGCGGTGACCGGGTAGCTATAGTTGACAACGCAGCCGTTCGCGGCACCGGTATCGACGCCGACGGTCAGGCTGCTGGCCTGAATAGCGTGCAGCAGGTCAGACGGCAGGACCGGCGCGCCGGCGTATGGCGTGATGTTGCCGGCCGCGATCGTGCTCTGGCCGTTGGCGACGGTCACCACTGCCAACCCAACAAATCCTGCATCAGCAGACGGCGTGGTCTGCGTTCCAGTGGCGGCAGCAACTCCAGCCTTGGCGTTCACAACAGCCAGGCCATAGCGTCGGGTGTTCTGCGCTGCGCCGTTGTTACCGGGACCGCTGAAGGCTTGCGACGGATTGGAACTGTTGTAATAGGGAAGCGCGACAGGTGAGCCGTCCGTCTCCGAAAATGCAACCTGAATCAGATAGTTGATCGAGAAGCCTGATGTGGTCGGGGCCGGGCATGAGATCGTAGTGGGATCGAGCGATATGCCCTGCTTGACGATTAGGTGGGTAGTATCCGCGGCGATCGAACTGTAGGCGTTCGCGTCGACACTAGTGAGGGCATAGATTTCACCAGCGGAAACCACGACATTCAGCGCTGCGGGACTGTTTGGCCCCACTGTCAGGCCGTTGACGACCGTCGACGTACCAAGCATGGCCGCAGCCAGCTTGGACAGCCCGATCATGGCGTTCTTGTTGGTGTTAAGCAGGTCCGTTTCGAGGGGAATCTGCCCCGGATAGATGATCTGGCGGTCCATTCAACTGGCTCCAAGAATGAAAAAAGCCCGCGCTATGGCGGGCTTGCTCGAAAGGTAGGGTCGGTATCAGTTCTGGATCGCTGTCCAGATGGTCGTAGCGACAGGCTTTGTCGCCTCAATCGCGGCGTAGATGTCGGCGTCCGTGACGCTGCCCTGGATCATCGAGAGCGATGCGTATTCGGCTTGGGATGGCGTCCCATAGGCGCCTGTGGATACCCCATATCCTGCAACGTTAGGAATGCCAGACCCGAAGGGACGGTAAGCGACAACGAAGCACTGGTACGACATCAGCAGCGAACCGTAGGCTCCCGCCACGCCGTAGCCGATCAACGGGCCGCCATAAGAGCCGGTATCCGCCGGCCTTGCCGGCTCGATGATCGTCGGCGTGCGCCCGGTCAGATCCTTCAAGACCTTGACCATCCCGTTCCGGGTCGCCCTCTCGCGAAACATGTTCGCGATGATGTTGGCGCGAAACGATGCGTCGGACTGGTTGGCTTTGCGCTGGACAGCCGAACCGAAGAAGTCGGCAGCGATCAGATCAAGCCAGCCATCCGTCGCGGTCAGGATCCGCGTCTGCAGCTTCGCGTAGACATACAGCGAATAGACGAAACTGAGCGCCGTCGCGATGCCCGCCAGCAGTGAGTCGACGACCGGCATGGAGTCGGCCGTGGATCCGAACCACCGGGATGGCAGCGCTGACTTCAGGCGCGCGAAGATATCGTTGTTGTCGCCTGTCGCCATCACGCCACCGTCACAGTCCCGTACTTCACAATCTGCTGGTTGGTCGCCGCCAGGTCGGCGGTACCGCTGTTGAGCGTGGTGCCGGTCACGTTGGTAACGCCCGGAGAGGCGTCGTAGGCTACTTGCGCCAGGCGGCTGTAGCTCAGGGTCTGACCGATTGCCAGCGAGTTGATATAGCTCTGCAACGCGGCCTGCACTAGGGTGACCACCGCGGAATGGCTATAGCCTGCCGCCGTGGTAATGGTCATGGCCACGTTCGCCGTCACGACCACAGGCGCGAAGACCCCGAAGGTCGATGTGAACGGCCTCACCGCATCGATGGCATTGGACACCGACGACAGCAGCGTGCTCGGTGGGCTGCCCGTGCCATCGTCGACCACGGCATAGAAGTAACCGGGTTGAGAAACGCCGCCATAAGTCTGATTCTCGACCAGCACATAGCTCAAGCCCTGCTTGACAACCAGGATGGCGTTGCCGATCGCCGTCTTCGTGGCCTTGGACAGGCCGTTGATGTAGGTGATGAACCGTGCGCGGAAGGCGCCGTCCGTTTCAGCGTCGGTGCCGTTCGTGAAGCCTGCCGCATTCGTCACCGTGTCCACGTACTGGACCGCTTGCGTCAGCGTCGTGATCGTATTGGCGAGCACGTTGGTCACGGAGCCGGTATTCACCGCCTGGACGGTGGCCACAGCACTGGCAATCCCCGCCGCGATCACATAGCCCCCGAGCGCCGCGCTGTAGGCAGACTGCGTCGTGTCCGCGATCAACGTGAACTGCTGCGTGCCGTCGGACGTCTGGATGACCGTGCCCACGGGAATGACGGACTGATAGGTCGGCGTGAAGCGCGAGAACGTGACCTGGCCCGTTGACGCTGTGGCCGCTAGGCGAGTCAGGCCGTAGTCGAGCATCCAGCTGTCGAGATCCGCGCCGCTCGACGTCGCCGCGCGCGTGGCCTGCAGTAACAGCAGGATCAGGCTTTCCAGCCAGATCACCACCTGCGCGGTCGCCTCGACCACCGCGCGCGTCACGGAGCCGACCGTGAAGTCGACCAGGACCTTGGCCTTCTGCTGCACCGACGTGGCCATGTTCTGGATGGTCGTCGGCAGATCCCACGAAGTGATTTGAGGCATGGCGTCCAGGAATGGAAAAGCCGCCCGAAGGCGGCCCAGTTGTCAGGCAGTGAGCGCTTATGCGTTCACGTTGAATGAGAGCGTTACCGGCGCGCCCGTCCCGGCCAGCGTGTACCGGATATAGACCGAGATCGTTGACGGGTCAGGGCGCGTCACGGTGATCTGCGGCTCGGGATTCCTTGCCGCTGAATCCTCCAGCAGCATCTGGCCGCGGATCAGCGCGCGCAGCTTGCCCGCGTCGACGGCCTGGCCGACGTACCGCGCGAGCCCGGCCCCATAGGTCGGGTGCAACGGATAATCCGGCGGCCCATTCGCATCGAGCGGGTTGGTCAAGAGCCGACGGATCACTCGCTGCTGGCTGCGCGTTCCCGCGCTCACCACGCCAAGGTCCCCGGTCGGACTCGTGACTATGTCCTGGCCCCAGAGATGGTTCAGGTCGTTGAGTAATTGGACGGTCATTGCGGCACCCCGCCGAGGCCAGAGCCACCGGAGTTGATGTGTTGGTGCGTGCTGCCGATGTCGTGACCGTTCGCCGTTACACCGCCAACGAAATTGGTGTTGCCGGTAACCGTCGAAGCGTGACCACTGCCGTTGTCGCCTGAGATCGACATGCCGCCTTCGCCGCTGATCGTCTGGTTGACGTTCAGCGTGCTATCCATCTGCACTGGCCCGACGAAGTGATGCTGCGTGGCCGTGTATTTCATGGTGCTGTTCGCCGTAAGCTCCACCGTGCCGTCGTTGTGAAACTTCAGGAACGAGCCCGACTTGTGCACCAGCCAGAATTCACCGGACGGCGCGGCTGGCGGCTGCTCGACATCGGTGAAGAACCGGCCGACCACAACCCCGGCATCCTGATCCTCGCGATCGAACGCGACGATCACCTGGTCGCCGATGGTCGGCGCAGCCACCAGCCCCCAGCCCGCGCCTACATAGGTCGAGGCCAGCGGGATCCAGCCAGAGCTCTCCACGGTGTCCGGCCAGAACTTCACCCGGACGGCGTACTTACTCGGGTCATAAGCCGTGATTTGCCCGACCCGGTGCGTGGTTTTCTCGCCCTGCGCCATCTGCGCATGCGCGCGCATGATGTTGGCGAAGTGAGAGACGCTCATGACGGGATCACCGAGGTATCAAGACTGTGGTTCTTGCCGCGCACCGACATCCGGTAGGCACCATCAAAGCTCATCCGCCTCGCCACCGATTCGACGTAGTAGAGCGAGTCGAACGGCGTCTGCGTACCGGACACCTGCACCATCACGTTTGGCACCAGGATGTTGTCGCCCGGTAGGTTGGCGTTCATCTTGAGCTCGTGCCGGATGATGTCGTTGTAGATCTTCGCGGCCCGCTCCTGGGCGTCCTGCTGGCTCAGATTGGCGATGATGTAGCTGTAGACCTGCGCTGGCGCCTTCGCCGTGCCCGGCGTGATGCCCTTCGCCTTCCCCTGCGGGTAGGTCACGGAGAATCCGGCCTTCTGCTTGTGGTTGAAGCTGTGCACCTGGACAATCACGCCCTTGCCTACCGTCAACGTGCGCGAGAACCCCAGATCCAGCACGTTCGCCTGGAAGAACGCGCTGTTCTGGTCGGGGTTCTGCCACTGGATCAGGTATGGTGTCGCCGTCTTTGGATCCGGCTTGGGCCCGAAGTAAAGCGTCATGCCCTGGATATAGACCACATAGTCATAGACGCCAGCAAGCCAAGTCAGCAACTCCCACTCGGTTGTGCCGTGGCGATCGTGGATCTTGTCGATCTCGTAGATCTTGCCGACGAGCCCTGTGGTCGGCGTAACCTGCGGCGTCAGGCCGTGCCGCTTGGCCAGCGTCGTCGCGATTTGGCTTGCCGTCTGGTTCGCCCACCGGTCAAACGTCTTCGAATCGATTAGCAGCGACGTGTAGTCCCGCCCTGAAATATCCACCGTCCGCCCAGACGGATCGAAGTTGACGCTGTCGACGTTGCCAAGGATCAGCTGCTGCAGGTCCGATGTGCCGTACTGGTCCGGGTTAGGGGGGAATCCAGCATAGACCTGTGCCTGAATCGGGTTGGTGCCTAGGATGTAGTTCAGGTTGATCGGGTCGGACAGCGCGGAGATCGGCAACCGCATGCGGAACGTGCTGGCCGAGTGCCAGACGTTCTGCTCGACCTCCCAGTCCACCCACGGCACGCGGGTACCAGGCTGGTTCGGGTCTCCGAGCAGGACGATCCCCCGCGGCGCTCGTGCGCTTGGCACGGCCGGGACGATGTTCAGACTGTTAGCCACTCAGCACTCCGCCAGCGTTGTCCGGCCGCACCGGTACATTCAGCGTCTGCACGCCCTGTACCACCGGGTCCGTGATCTTGTTGGCCTTGGCAATGCCGGTCCATGCCTTGGCGTCGCCGTAGACATTGGCCGCGAGTTGCATCAGGTTGCCGCCGGCCATCGTGATCTGCTGCGCGGCGCCAGAGACGCCACCCAGGTTGGCCGACATGCGCCCCATCACCGATTGCAGGTTGTAGAGCGTCGGCAGGCTCTGGTACGCCGTGACCTGAGACGTCAGCTTGGCCGCCGCGACCGAGATCGGATTGTTCGGCACGATCCCGCCGAGCGTCGACACATTGGCGATCGTGTTCGAGGCGCTGGCGATCAGCGTCGATACCTGCGTCTGCACGGCTGCGATCGGCGCCAACACGCCGTTGATCGTGCTCTGCGCGGCGTTGGCAAGGCTCGACACCCCAGCGATGGCCGTGTTGACCGTGCCCATCAGGCCCGTCAGCGTGCCGTTTCCGATCGATGCTGTCAGCGAGTTCGCCGTCGACAGATCCGCGCCGATCAGGTCATTGATCGACGGGCCGGATAGCGACGTCTGCGGTTGCGAATGGTCTGCCACCACCTCGCAGACGATCGAATAGGGGATTATCCATTCACGCTCGAAAACTGGCAAAAAGCGATGGATGACCACCGTATAGAGCAATTCCGACCATGCCAAAGGCAGCGCCTGTCCGGCAATCCGCATCGCATCGAGGTACCGTGCGCGCGAAAGAGCGTCCTTCCCCATGAAGGTGCCAGACCAGCCTAACGGCAAGTCGTCGCGGCCCATTGCATCGACCGTGCGCGTGCCTCCGACCATTTTGTGCACGACCAACTGCTGGCTACCGCCGAACGGAATGCGCTCAGGCGCTTCCAGATCGTTAAACAGCACGTCGCCAAGGGAGAGGATGGTCGCCATGCCTATTTCGCGTATGAGTGCCCGATCGGCGGCGCCGTGCGGGTAAAGTCGAAGCCAGAATTGGTGGTCTGCGCATGCCCAAGCCCACCGGCAAGGTAATCCGCGACCACCTCACCGACCTTCTGCTTGTCGAGGTTGATCGTTGCCTGCAGCTTGATCGGCTGCTGCGGCCCTGTCTTCACATACGGGCTATCCTGCCCCGGGGTCTTGGCCTCGGCATTGCCGAACAGCGCATTGCTCGCCGCACGCCAGGGCCACGTGTAGGCGTGCCATACCGAGCCGCCGGCCGCCAGTTGCGCCTGTCCCTCGGTTGTACCGCGCGCATCCGTGATCTTTCTCAGGATGTCCGCGCCGCCCTTCAGCATGCTGGTCACCGCGGGCAACACGTTCTTGCCGAACTCCGTCTTGAAGTCCGTCCAGGCCGCTTGGAAGTCCTGTTCCGCACCCGTTGCCGTGCCCTTGGCGATCTCCAGCGCGGCGTCGATCCCGAGGGCCTTGCGGAATGCCTCGCCGGCCTTTTTGATCACCTCTTCCTGCTGATCGAACTTCGAGAACAGAGCGCCGCCGGTGCTGCCGAAGAACATGGCGTTCATCCGATCGCGTTCGGTGTCCTTGTAGCCCTGCTTGTCGTAGTAGGGCTTGACGTACTTGAAGTAGTACTCCGCCGGGTTCGTCGCGTATTCATCGGCGTGCTGCAGCGGATTACCGAGGAAACGCTTGATGCCGCCGTTGGCGTTCAGTTGGACCTTGGACGCATCCCAGATCCCCGCGTTCATCAGCTCGTGCGTAGCCTGGTTCGGCAGCTTGACGATGCCGTTCATGCGGTTGTAGGCCGTGCGCATCGACGTGGCGAACGGGCCGCCCTTGAATTCGCCGATCAGCGGTTCGAGCTCGGCGATCGCATCCATGCTCATGCGCTGCACCGAAACACCGCCAGTCCGATACAACTGCCGCAGTTGTTCCCAGTTCACCTGGCCGCCGGACGTCTGCGTCATGCGGAAGCCGAAGTCAGCGAGCTTGCTGAACTGCGCGGTATCCCGGGCACCGCCCTGCAGCTCGACCGCGCGCAGCATGGCCAGCGACTCGTGCTCCAGCTTCGCCTTGGACTCGCTTGACAGGACCGAGCTGGCCGACATCATCTTGGCGAGGAACGGCGCAGCCATCTTGGCGCCTTCCAGCGCGTGCTCGCCGCTGGCCCCAGACTCCCGGAACACGCCCTGCGCCTCGTTCATGAAGTGCATCGTCTGGATCTCAGACGTGCCGAACGGGCGCAGCTTGTGCGCGAATTCGTAGGCGCTGCGGTTCTGCTCGTCGCTCAGACCATAGAGTCGGAAGCGTGCTTGCTCAGTCTGGAGATCCTTGGCCGAATCGTAGAGCTTGTGCCCGACGTAGACTGCGGCGCCAGCGGCTGCGAGCGGCACCAGCATGTTCGTGGCCATGCCCAGACCGACGCCGCCGATGTCGAACCCGTTCGGGCCGACGTACATGTTGCCGCTATGGATGCGGCCGCCGTGCCGGCCACCGCCGCCGCCACCGGCACCAGGCAGGAGCGGCGCGCCACCACGGCCAATGCCACGGATGCCGGTCAGCGTGGCCGCAAGCGCCTTTGCCTGCGCATTCGCGGCGATCAGCTCTGCCTCGATGCCCAGACCGCCAGCCGGCAACGCGCCGCGCATGGCGAACATCCGGCTTTCGGCGATCTTCGCCTGGTCGCCGATATTCTTCAGGCTGCCGCCCAGCGACTTGGCCGAGGCGGCAAGGTTGCGGACCCCAACCACTTCCGCCCCCATCTTCTGGAGGCGCTTGTTGATCTGCAGGATGGTCGAATCAACCTTGGCGAACTCGCGCGACAGCTGCAGCAGCTTGGGCGTGACGAGGTCCGTCAGCTTCAGCGTGGAGCCGATCTCGTAGACGTTGATCATGTGTGCACTACAATCAAGAACTTACAGGGAGACTCCATGGACCTCATTTACCGCGCCCAAGAGTGGCTGGCAGACCGGGTTAGCTGGATCCAGTACCCGAAACCGCGCGTCCGGAGTCTCAGTGGCCACGCCCACGGCTGGCGCCTGCGCTGGCAACTGCGCCCGAAAATGAACACTGCCGTCGCGATATGCCTGCCAACGGCGATGCTGTTTGTCCCCCGCGTGGGGGTCTATCTGGCGATCCTTGCCGCCGTCTTCCTGTTCGTCTACTTCAAGCGCTGAGGCCTGCGCCAGCCCCTGCCCGTCAGCCACGCGAAGACCGTGGCGCCGATGATCTTCTTCACCCTGCCCTCGCTGTGAATCGCCGCCGGCCCGAGCACCGGGCGCGGGGGCTGATTCGGCGTGCCCAGATCGAACCAGACCAGGTGCTGATCGTTCGAGCCGATCGCGGCCTCGGAACCGTGCACCGTGCGCTCGATGGAGGCCTGCATCGCCCCGGAGCGGTAGCCCGGGTCGTTCTCCGAGAACCCCAGCCGCGCGCGCTCTTCCTTAGTCGAGTCGGCCAGCTCTTCCCATTTGGGATAGGGGCCGACCGCCTCCTGGTAGTCGCCGATCATGCCCTGCGCGGTCTTCTGGATCTCCTCCGCAGCCTTGTCCGCGATGTGATGCGTCACGGCCGGCCCGGCAGCGGCCAGACGCTCGAGGTGCGCAGCGAAGGCCCCGAAGCTGTTGAATTGCTTCATGCGTTCGGCTCCTTGAACCGCATAGCATCCCAGTCGAACTGGGCGCCGTTCAGAATCGAGAAGTTGATGGCGAAGGCCTGGCGCTCCAGCCGTTCAAGCTGCAACGTGTCGGCCCTTTCCTTGGGCATGCGCAGAGCCGTGTGAAATGGAACCCCGCTCTTCATGAGCAGGCAGGCCTCCTGAAAGGCAGGGTTCCGGGCTAGTTTTTTAGCGCGGCCTTCTCGGCGGCTTCTTTGTCGGCCTGATCCGCCTTGTCCTCGCGCTGCTTGGCCCAGTGTTTGATGACAGCATTGATGCCATGGTGCCCGAGTCGGCTGATCGCGGCGTCGATCTCGCGTTGCGTCTGAGGCAGCGGCATCGGCTCGGCATCGATCTCGACCACCGCCATCGCAGGCATCACGTAGAGCTGCATGTAAGCCTGGTTGATCGCCGCCTCGGCGCCTACCAGACGGATCAGGCGGCTCTCGGCGAGCACATCGAGTTCGGCGAGCTTCAGGACGCGGCCCGTCGAATCGATGACGATGTTGTCGTCTTTCGGCGCTTCTGGCGCCGGCGCGTCTTGACCAGGAGTCAGTTCGAGGGTGGGTATTTTCGACATGTTGGGTTTCCCCTGTAAAACCCCTGATAAGGGGCTGCGGAAACGCGCTCAGGGATGCGCGCTTGTCGATCGGCCAATCTATCCGCAGCCGGAAAGGCTTACAGGCGAATCCGGCGCGACGCGTCGAAGCCGATCTTGACCTGCACGCGGTCGTCGCCCACGAACTTGCCGTTCTCCTCGAGGCGCAGCGACACCTTGGTGTAGCGATACTGCGTCACCGAGCCGTTCGACTCGCTGATCGTCTCGGTGATGGTCGCGTAGCCGATGTTGATGCCGGCGTAGTAGTTCGCTTCGATCGTGGCGAACGCGTCGCTGACGACGTTGTCCGTGCGATCAAGTTCGATCGTGCCCGTCCAGCCGATGGGGATATTGGCGTGGTTGTTCTCGCCGGTGATGGCGATGCTCTCGATCTGCTTGTACTTTGGCTTGGCCTCCCAGCCAGTGGTGGTGCTCGGCAGGCGCAGCGGGCCGGTGGGCAGCGTGACGTCCAGCACCACGTCCCGACCGGTATTGAATGGACCGATAGACATGAATCAGCTCCAGAAATGGGAAAACCGCCCGGAGGCGGCTCAGGTCAGGGATGGGTTAGAAGCTCTGCAATTGCTGGCGCGTGATCGTCACCGACTGGCCGCCTTCCTGGTTGATCAGGATCTTCTCGGCCACCGCCAGGTAGCGGACACGCACATCGGCCTGCAGATACCCCTGCGCAATGCGCGCCAGCGGGTTGTTGTTCAGATCGCACTGGACGGTGAAGTCGTCGATCATGTTCTGCTGCTGCAACCCCAGATAGAAGTTGTCCAGCGTGGCCTTCACGTTCCGGCGCAGCGGGTCCGTCGGCTGCGACGACTGCAGGCGCCCGTCGTAGATGCCCATGCCGGCAGCCGTGGTGGCCGCGAGGTAGTTGGTCATCCGCGTGTAGTTGTCGCCGTTGCGCGTCGGATCGGACGAGCTGTTGTGCCCGATCCGGAATCCGAACTGGTTGCCTGCAGGGATCGGGTTCGTGATCAGGTCGATACCTGCTTGCGCGAGCGTCTGCAGTTCCGCCGAGCTGTACTGCTGGTTCTGGAACGACTTCTGCGTGCCGACGACGCCGTACAGCTGCTTGTTCAGCGACGAATGCTGCGGGCCCAGGTTGGCGATCACACCGACTGCGTAGCCCTGCGGCGAGATCAGGCGCACGCCACCGTTGACCGGGTCGTTGAAGTAGACCCAATCGCCGAACAGGTACTTGAACGAGTAGTTGTCGATACCGGCCGTCGCCTTGGTCGACACGGCGTTGGTGATCGTGTCGCCCGCTGGCGTGACGCCGACCATGTACGTGCCTTCGGACTGACCGTAGGCGACCTGGTTGGCGAAGGTGGTGGTGTCCGAGACATCGACCAGCGCCGCGACCGAGGCGCCAGTGCCGCGCAGCGCGTACATACCCTTGCGGGGGATGGTGTCCTGTCCCAGCAGGATCGCGCTGGTGATCGTGGTGACGCCGTCCGTGCCGCCAGTCAGCGAGTACGTCGCCGCGGCCGGAGCAGTCGTTCCAGCACCCGCCGTCGCGACAATGAGTTGCGACGGACCGCGCGCGCCGACCTGGCCATTGTTGATGGCGTTCGCCATGTTGACCCACAGCGCGTTGCCAGAGCCCTGGATGTTGTCGAACACTTCCGGCGTCTGGCCAGGCATCGACACGATCGCCTTCTGCGTGTTGGCCTGCGAGCCAGGAGCAACCTGCACCTGAGCATTGTTGCCAAGGGTACCGGTGTACTTGCTCGTGAACGTGATGCAGGTCGCCAGCGCGATGATGCTTGCGGCCGTATCGGTGCCGTCCGTCACGCGCACGCAGCGGAAGTTGTTCGCACCCTGCAGCACAGCAGCAGCGACGGCCGTGCCCATGTCGTACAGGCGGTTCTGAATCGCGCCGAAGTTGCGCGCATAGTCGGCCATGCTGCCGACGATGGTCGGCGAGTTGACAGGGCCCCATTGGGCGGTACCGACGAAGCCGGCCACGTTGGTCGGCACGCCGTTGAGCTGCGCCACCTGGGGCGCAATGATCTGCACGATCAGGTCGGGAACGATCAGCGCCGTCGTGTTGACCTGCCCGTACTGGACAATCTGGGTCATCTGAGACTCCAATGAAAAAGGCCCGCGCTTGGCGGGCCTTCAGGGCTTTGAGGTAAGGGGCGGCTCAGTCGGCGGTCTTGCCCGCCTTGGCCGGCTCGGCCGGCGGCGCGGCGCGCTTGGTCACGTGGTTCTCGTTCTCCGAGGCCAGCACGCGCGCTACCTCGGCAGAATCGGTGATTTCGTCGCCTTTCGCGTAGCCGCCGAACGGCTCTTTGACGATCAGATGGAAGTCCATGGAGTCCTCAGATATTGGTCGTGGTGGTGTTCGGGTACAGCTGGCTGTTCGTCGTGCCGTTGTATCCGTTCACGCCGACAGAAATGTTCTCGACGATGTCGACCACAGCCGTCGAGGTGGTTGTCAGGGTCTCCGCGTACTCGATCGTCGCCACAATGTCGCGGCGATACAGCACCGCCTTCTGGCGCATGTCGTCATCACACTGCCGCTTGACGATCAGGCGCGCAGCTGAGCCGTCCGCCAGCGTGATGAAACGCGAGTTCATGAGCGTCGGAGCCACGAGGCTCGCGATCGCTTTGCGGTTGGCCGGCGTGTTCGCCCAGATCGTGATCTGGAAGCTCTGCTCGATCCGCCCCACTTCCGTGACCTGCTGGCCAGAGCCGCCCACGCGCGCCGCGGTGATCGCAGGGCCAGCGGATGGCAGCGTAATGACCGCGCCGGTGGCCGTGGTGCCTGGGAAGTCGGCGTTGATCAACCCGGCCAACGTCGTGGCGACGCTGTTCAGCGTGTCGGTACCGAGCGTCTGGTAGACATACCCCTTCGTACCGACGATGACAGCCGTGTTCACGCCCGCAGCCACGGCGCCGCCGACCGTGACCGTGCGGCCATTGATGGTCAGCGTCAGCGCGGGCGGCGTGGTGGTCTGTTCTTGCGGGACCGTCTGGTAGCGCGTCGTGTTCTTGGCTTCCGGCCGGTTGAACACCGTCACGTGCGCGGTGCCTGCGGCCAGATCCGCGTCGAGCTGCGCGGGCGTAGGCCACCCGGCATAGATGCGGCACGGCAAGCCCGCCACCGAGTTCTGGCCGCCCCCGGTACCGTTCGGATAAAGTGTGCTCGCGATCAGCGCGACCAGCGCATCGGAGACGTCGGAAAGATCAGCCATCCTCACCGACCTCGACTTCCAACACAGCCTCGACGTTCACATCGACGAAGCTGTACTTCACAGTGGCAATGCCAAAGCCATCGGCCTCGACCTTCCATTCGATGGAAGTGCAATGACGCGTGATGTCCTTGCCGTCCGGATCGAACAGATGCGTGCCCGTCGCAGTGCCGTCGCTGATGATCTTGTATCTGCCGCTCGACATTGCGTCTCCTGTCACGTTTGCGCTTGCATTGCAGTCAGGCGCCATCCCAGATCGGTCAGCTCAGCGCTGGAGATCACGTAGCGACGGCCAAGATCGTCGGTGATGATGTCGGACGTCCGGAGCGTCACGCCAGCCCATTGCGGCAGAAGAACGATCCACCACGGTGTTTTCACGTCGCCCGGCAGGCCCACATCGTTGCGCTCGCCCTTGGTGCCCTGAAGGACGCTCGCCGGCCAGCCAGTCATCAGCGGCAACTCGGTGGCCGTGGTGTCCCCGCCATATCCCTGAGCGCCGACACCAGACTGCTGTGCCGGCCGCAGGAGCGACACGGTGCGGTTGCAGTCGACCATGAAGATCGGAAGCAACTGCTGCAGCGCTGCGACGAATAGCGTGCCCTCGACGCCGACGATGTAGTCGCCGACCTGCAACTGCGCGCCGTCCGCGACCGCATACCAGGTCGCCTTGCCATACACGTTCGGGCGCGCGAAGCGCGGATCCTCGGCGTTCAGGCTGACCGGCATGTCGGCCAGGCGATTGCCGGCGGCGAGCGGCGAGTTCGGACCGTTTGGCCGGTAATGCTGGTAGGTCGTGCCGATGTACTTGGCCGCCTTGGCGTAGCCGGCCCATACGCGGGAGTTGAGCGTTGTGCCGTCCATTTACACCACCAGCTGAACCGATCCTTCACCACCGCCGAGGCCGGGCCCGGGCGGCACGCCGATGAAGGAGCAAAGATCACGGCGCCACTTGTTGAACAGCGTCGCGCGATCGCGCACCTCGTTCTTGTTGTGCGTCCAGACCGCCGCCTGATCCGTGTCCAGATTCGTGCCAGCGGCGGGGATGGCAGTCTCCAGCGTGGTCAGGTTGGCCAGGTACGTCGTGCGCACCACCGCCTCTTCCTCGGCCAGCATGTTGTTCATGCGGTATTCGAGGGTGCCGTAGGCGGTGAAGAAGCGGTAGGACTGGAATGACGATGGCGTACCGCCGTACATCGGGTAACCGCAGTGCCGGCGGATATCGACCTTCTCGGCGGTAGTGAATGCCATGGTCAGTCTTCCTTGTGCTCCACGGCCGGAGCCTTGCGCTCGACGAGCATCTTGATGTGCTCGACATCGTCGACGATCTGCCCTTCCACCCACTGCCAGAGCCGGCCGGCGTCGTCGTAGAAGCCGTACAGCGCCTGCAGGATCATCTTCTTCGGCGCGGCGTCGGGCTGCTTGGTTGGGACGCCGGCGCCTTCGCCGCCCTGCTGGTTCAGTTCAGTGTTCTGGTCCATTTCTCACCTCAGTCGTAGGAAACCGCCACCGTCTGGCCAGCACCGGGAACGATGCAAATGCCAGCCAGGCAGGGCATGTCGATCAGATACGAGCCGACCGTATTCGGCCACGCGCCAACTTGGTTGGCCGCGCTGTTGCCGGTCAGGCTCGCCGAGTCATAGGCCGCGCCGCCGGCCGAGCCAGCCACCAGCACCTGGACGCGTACAAGGCGGCATTGGCCGAGCGCGAAGTCCTTAGGCACCGTGGCCACCACCGTCGCGGCGGCGATGTTCAGGTACGAGCCCTTGCCTTGGCGGGTGTAGACGCCATCGCTCATTTCAGCTCCAGGTATTGCGCGCCGTGCTGAATCAGGGCAGCGATATCAGCCCGATTGGTGACGTGCTGCCCTTCGTGGAATTGGCGCAGGATGCCGTTCTCCATCCAGCCGATCGACTCATCGAGCAGGATGGAAGACGGCAGCGCCGACTGTTCGTCTTTCAGTTTCGCCATGTCAGGACACCGGAGCTCCGGCGGCGGTCAGGGCAGCCAGCAGCGCGGCATCACACACGATGGGGACGCCCTTGTAGCCAACCAGGTGCGTGCCCTTGTAGGGGATGTTGAAGTTCGCCGTCGGCGTCTTGATGTTGCCAGCGCCGTACTTCGTGCTGAGCTGCGCGGGGGTCAGTTCCTGCAACTGGCCGTTGCCGACCGCGTGCGGGATGGAATTTGGGTTGCCGTAGGAATCGGACATCATGACCTCCAGGGGACGAGGGCCGAAGCCCTCGCCGTTACCAGCAACGATCAGCCGGCGTGCTCGAACACGACGGCGCGCTTGTAGTACGACGCGCTGGCGGTCGGGACGATGTTGGTGTTGACGGTCTGGTCGGTCGGAGCCGTGAAGCCGCCGATCCAGTACCACGACTGGGCGATGATCTGCTGCAGGCGGTCCAGCGGCTCGCGAGTGACGTGCACGATGTCGTCGACGATGTCGATGACGGCGTTGTCGTTGGGCGTTTCTTCCTTGCCCATGTTCTCGAAGTCACCTTCGACGAGCGCTTCAGCGCCAACCAGGATCGGGCGACGCACGGTCACGCCGCCCAGCGCCTGCACGTAGGCCTCGGTGGTTGGGATGCAGCGCACGTCGACCAGCTCAACCACGCGACCCATGCGGAACTCCTTGGCAGCCGCAGTGGCGCCTTGGAAGAGCTGCTTGAAGTCGGGGTCGGCGAAGAACTGCCGGGCCGAGACCGGGTCGAGGTAGAAGTTGTACATGCCGTTGACCGTCGGCACACCGTTGCGGCGCAGGTAGGCCACGCCATCCAGCACGCTGCCCATGGTGAGCAGGTCGGTACCGACAATGGCCGAGGTGTTACCGCGGCCGTTCGGGCGCAGGATGAACGGAGCGACACCAGCGCCGCCGTTGTAGGCGGTCACGGTGTTGCCGGCCGTGCCGTCGGCGACGGTCACGTTACCCGAGAAGGTCAGCGTACCGGAAATGCCGCCAGGCGCGGTCGAGACGTTCGAACCGTCGACAGCCACACCGTTCAGGGTGTAGACGTTCGATCCCACCGTGACCTGCATGGTGTTGGTGCCGGACACAGCGGTCAGCTGGCCGTTCACGAACACCTGCTGGAAGCCACGGACGTCGTCGACGCTGATGGTAGCTGCCGGCGCGCCCAGCGTGGTGCGCACGCGCGTGTTGCCGCCCATGTAGGCATTGAACAGCGCATTGCGGGCCAGACGGTCAAGCGATTGGGCTGACTGGACGCCGTTGGTCTTGGCGTTCTGGAGGAACTGACTGGCGATGCCGACACCGGCAGTGACCGTGTTCAGGTCGATGGTGTCGCCGTACATGTTGATCGACAACGTGTACTGCTCGACAGTCCAGGTGGACGGGGTCATGCCGTTGTCGAGGTTGGTGTTCGTCGACGGCGTGATGGGGGTGGTGACGGGCGCCTTCAGGCCCGGACGGGTCTTGGTGACGGTTTCACCAATCTTGTTCGGGAAAGGCTCGCGGCGGGCGATCTCACGGAAGCCGAGGATCGATTGGATGCCATCCTGAAACTCACGTTGCAGGAAGTTCTGCTGGATGATCGGCTGCAGGGAGGCCGGGAAGTTCTGAATGCCCATGAGGCAGACTCCATGAAGGTTGACGTTGAGTTGTCAGCTCCATGGGCGTCTGGCCCCGGTGAGCTTCCCCGCGCCGAAGCGCGAGGCACTGCGTTACTGCTTAGCGGCGGCCACCCCGAAGGAGCGCGGCCTTGGCTTGTTGGTATTCCTCGTCGGTCATCTCCGTGGCCTTCTTGGCCTCGGGAGTCTTCGGCGAGGGCGGGTTGCCAGGCGTGCTGGTGCCGGTGGCACCGAACAGGTATGGCTTTGACTTCTTGAGCGCTTCCATCAGCGCTTCGGCGCCTTCGACCTCGCCGGTTTCCGCGTTGAGCTTCACGCCCGACAGGTCGGCCAGCTTCAGGCCGTCGAGATCGACCATGCCAGCCTTCAGGGCGGCGGCCTTCAGCTCGGCGCGGATGACGCGCTGGTCGGCGGCACTATTGGCGGCCGCGACCCTGTCGTCGGCGTCCTTTGCGGCCTTGGCGGCATTTTCCTCGGCGGTCTTGGCCTTGGCCTCGGATTCCTGGTACTTCAGCCGGTAGCCAGCGTTCTCGCCGCGCAGCTCGCGGACGTACTCCTTCGAGAACGTCTCGGGCTCACGCGGCGCTGGGGCCGGTGCGGGCGCCGGAGGGTTGCCACCGCCGCCGCCACCGCCGCCGCTCGGTTCAGGGTCCGGGGCCATGTAGCGGCTCATCAGGCCGCGCATCAGATGGCTCAGTGCGCGCCCCTTCATGCGGCCTCCTTACGCTGGCTGCGCAGACGGAGCTCTTGTTCCTGAGCTTCCTCGCCAGCCGCACCAGCGGCAATGGCGTTCTCCATCTGCGTGAGGTTCATGTGGATGCCGACGGACAGCAGCTCGTTGGCCTTGGCGTGGTTGACACCGTGGCCAGCCATGCCAATGGTTCCATCGTGGTTGAGCGTCAGCACCACACAGCCAGCAACGCTGAGCTTGTGGCAAATCGCGGGAGCGACATTCCCCAAGTGAATGTCTTGCGGCAGGTCAGCCATCAGGCCTCCAGAAGTCAAAGCCCGCCATCAGGGCGGGGGTTACAGATCGCCGGGCACCAGGCCCGGCGGTTAATCATCGGCTTTCGAAAGCGGCGACTTGTCCGGCTTCGCGGCCACGCTGTTCGGCGGCGGCGGATCGGATTCGATCTGGCGGATCTCGTCGGCCGGGTCGGCAATGTCGTAGCTCGGCGCGATCGACTTCACCGCGGTCTCGCGCGACAGCAGGCCAGCGCCGCGCAGCACGTCAAGCGTGGTCGCCTGCGTCGACTTGTCGGCGTAGGTCGGCGCGTACCACTGCGGCCAGCGCAGGGAGATGTCTTCCGTCGCGTTCAGCTCGCCGATCTCGCGGCCCTTCTTGTCCTTGAGCGGGTATTTCTGCGACGCCCGCACCACCATGTCCAGCAGCGACAGCAGCGCGCCCTCGCCGTAGCTGATGCGCAGCTTGTCGGCCAGCCAGATCAGGGACTGGTTCATCAGCTCCATGGCCCGGCCAGACTGGGCGGCAGACAGCTTGTCCGCGTTCGCCCGGTTGCCGCCGGCGCCTTCCAGCGCCAGTTCGCGCAGGCCGCGGACCCAGTCCATCACCGCCTTGGCCGCGTCGCCGCTGATCTCCAGCAGCTTGGCGTCGCCTTCGGTGCTGGTGACGATGGCATTCGCTGCGCCCTTCACCACCTTGGCGTTGCCCTCGTCACTGAACGCCGGCTCCTTGACGTGCAGCGTCGGGTCGGACTGGTACTTCAGGCCGCGACCGCCCTGGCTGAGCAGGTAATCGGCCTCGATCTGCGTGTCGATCGCCTCGACCGGGAACGTCGCGCAGCCGTCCGTCGTGTCGCCACCGGGCAGGTTGCGCACCCAGGCGATGGGCACGAACCCGAGGCCGTGTGAGGTGGTCCGTTGGGCGTCGACGAGAGGCTCTTTGCCGTCGCTGGCGTCCTTCAGCGTCTGCGGCTGGTACCAGGTCTCGGCGCTGGCATCCCAGACGCGCTGGAACCAGAAGTCCGTACTGATGTCGCCATCCGCGATGGGATAGCCGGCGTCCTTCAGCGTGCTGCCGCGCACCTTGTAGCGCTCGGTGACCTTGGCCAGCGTGTCAGGCGCATCCGCCTGCCATTCCGGCGTCAGATAGGCCGTCGCCATCACCGAGAAGAACACGCGGCCGTTGAGCACGCGCAGCAGCACCGCGGCCGATCCAACCGAGCCAGTCGTGGCCGCGTCGATCATCACCTGGTTGAGCTGCGTCTCCTTGGCGATCTTCGTCAGCGCGTCGCGCGTGGCCTCGTCGGCGCACTCGACGGCCGGGAAATGGCCCTCGGAGAACAGCAGCGACACGGAGTCATTCACCACGGTGCGGCAGATCCGCGTGCGGGCCGACGGGCGGCGGTCAGCCAGCGGCACGTACTCGCCGGCGCCGTTCTTCTCTTCGCTGAACGGGTGCTTCAGCTCGTCGTACAGCGTGCCATCGAGAACGCGGGCCAGCGCAGTCAGTCGGAACGTGCGCTCCGGATAGTCTTTGTCCTGCTGGTATGTGGCCTGCAGGGTCTTGAAGTCAGGCATATCAGCGGCCCATGTGTGGCAGGTGCGTTGTGTGTGTCGGCGTCGGCCTCAGAGCCGGGAACTCGACATCGACCATGTAGCCGATCGCGGTCGTGATGTGCTGGTAGTCCGTTTCTTCTTCCAGAAACGTCGAGCCTTCCTTGAGCTGCGTCGTCGCCAGGCCCTTGTGCGTGTACGGCGCCTGCTTGGCGTTCACGTACAGCGAGACCTGGCCGGAGGCGTTCTTGATCTTGGCGCGCACGGCGTTCTGCCGGTCCTTGATCGCCGGCGCGGCAGGCTTCACCTTGCGCGTGAACTTCCAGCCGTGCTCGCGGAGGATCTTCTCCATCTCGGTGTAGTCCGAGGCGTGGCCATGCTTCTCGCCAGCCTTGCCCGCCGGATCGCCGTAGATCACCACGTTCCGGTTCTGGTGCTCTTTGTAGCGCTCGACGAACTCAAGCGCAGATTGGCGCGCCACCGCCGACGTGAGGATGATCTCCTCCAGCAGATACAGCGAGTCAGCACGCCGCACACCAATGCCAGACGACAGCGGCGTGAAGTTGAAATCGTGGTACCAGAGAAGCTGCTCGTGCGGCTGGATCGTCTCCAGCGTGTAGTTGTCCTTGCTGTAGTCCTCATAGATCCGCCCCGAGGCGGTCTCGAAGCTGGCCTCGTATTCCTGCTTGTACTGCTTTGCCGACATCTGCCGCTTTGCCGCGGTGATGGTCTCGGCCGGCAGGATCTCCGAGCTCTTCCAGTGGAAAACCTTCCAGTCAGGATCGTTCGCAGTCTCCGCGTACTGCGCCATCTCGTAATAGTGGTTCAGGCCATCAGGCACACCGATGAGCCAGCACCACGCCCGATATCCAGGACGAGACGGGTTGAACGTATCGAGCGCGGGGCGGATGTTAGCTTCCCACGCTTCCGAGCGGATATCCGCGATCTCATCGATCACGCCGCCCGACCAGAACACGCCCTCGATACGCTCGGGGCGGTCCAGCCCGATCAACTGCACCTGCGTGCCGTTATCCATGAAGATCGTCAGCTCGGTCTCTGACGGCGGCTTGCTGCACAGGCTGGTCAGGCAGAGCCGCTTCATGTCGGCCCAGTAGATCTTCTTCACCTGGTCGCGCGTCGGCGCAGCAATGAAGTACATCTCGCCCGGGTTCTTCATGGCCATCTTGGCCACGAAACGCTTGGCGCGCTCGGTCTTGCCAGAGCGGCGGCCAGCAGGAACCACCGGGAACCGGACGCCGTTTGCCACCGCGTGGATCAGATCCGTCTGGACCGGGTGATCGATCAGCTTGTACCAGCGCTCAAGCTCTCGCTTTGTCTGGAGGCTGAGAGTCATCAGTCAGGCAGGTGTTCGGCGATGTCCTTGAGCAACTGCGCGCTGTCAGTCTCCGGCTTGTTCATCTTGTCGATGGCATCCTTGTTCGCCCGGAGCAGATTCAGCCCGATCTCGCTGGAGGCATTCGCCATCTTGGTCAGGACGCCAATGCGCTGCAGAGCTTCCATCGACTTCTCTGGCTGAGCGTCATCGATGCCGTGCACCTGGCCGTGGGCAATACCGGCGAGCCGATGCGCGGTCATTGCACCGAACTTGGCAGCACCTGCCAGATGGGCAGACACGGCTTTCAGCTCATCCGCAAGCGAACGGGCGGAAATCTGTTCAGAAATGCCGAGCTTGTCAAAAGCCGATTCGGCCTCAAACAGTTGATTAGCAACGGCTTTTATCGTTTCCGTACGTTTTGAAAACCGTGTGGAAATGACCGACTTGCTTACCCCGAACTCTTTGGCGAGCGCCGATGTGGATTCGCCGGAAGCGAGGCGCTTGCCTATGTCCTCCCACTGGGCATCGCTTAATTTCGACTTGCGGCCCATATTCGATCCAGAGAGGGGTGTTGCCGCCGCCCGTCGCCATCGAGGACCTGCACCGCAGAGCAGGGAGGAGACTGGCTTACGTTACGTCGGCGGCTGCCGGTGTTTTGCCCCACCGCCGGCCGGGGGTGATCTCGACAGAGCCAAGATCCCAGAAGAAGAAAGCCCGCACTGGGCGGGCAAAGTCCACAGGGAGTGTGGATGGAGACACTGGTTGCGGCAGGTGGACTCGAACCACCGACCTATGGGTTATGAGCCCATCGCTCTACCGTCTGAGCTACACCGCCAAAGAATTGGGGGCCGGCGCTGATCTCCGGCATGCACCTCGGAATGACGGAGCGTTTGAGGTGCGTATGCTCCCTGGCGCATCAGCCTGCGCATTCCCTCAGCCAAGCGGGCGAGTCGTTGGCTCGCACGGAACCCGATCATCCGACCTCGTCGGCGCTGCCCGCTTGGCTGAGAAGGCTCCCGTAGGAGCCAGGTACTGCTGAAAGGCTTAAACCGATGCGCACATGCGCCAGCGCGGCATCACCGTCGGGCGGCCACGCTTGGCGGCGCGCAGGTGGAACGACTCGCGGGCGTTCAGGCCGGCCAGCGGCTCACGCTCGGCCAGAGCCAGATACGGGCGACCGGCGGCGCGACGCACCCAGCCGACGACATGGCGCACGACGTAGCGGGCAAAGTCGGTCACCGCAGTGGCGATCGACACGGCGAACAGGCGCAGCGCGGTGCTAATGCGCGACCAGCGGGAGATGGTGGAGTTGTAGGTGTTTGCCATGGTTGCCTTAGCCATCGTTGTTGGGCCAGCAGGCACGTGCCGAGACACCCCACAGCAGGAACCAGTAGGTGATCCAGAACATGGCGGGCTCCAATGGAAAAAGCCCGCGCGGCGCGAACCGGGCGGGCTTTTGGGGACTCTTGCGGCGAGTCTGGGTGAAACATACAACGCTTGTCGCAAAAAGGCAAGGAGATTTTCGCCGCCAGCCCTTATGTGGCAACGCCTGCCGCCTCTTCGCATGCTGTACGGTCCGGAACGAGACCGTGCGCCACGAAAGACGGTTCAAGGCGCTGCAGGGCCATGAGCTCCAGCGACCGGAAATTTGCCTCCATCCACTTCGCCGCGCGGAATACCTTGTCCTTCGTGACCTTGCGCTTCTCGGCGATCGCGCGCAGCGTGTAGTCCTCGCGCTGTTCCTTCGGCAGGTAGTGGCGGATCACCAGGTCGAGCAGCAGCGCCAGCGCAGTCATCCCGCACGCGCGCCGGGCATACAGCGCCAGGCGCTTGCAGCCGGCCAGCTTTTCCTCGCCGTGGCCATAGCGGGCCAGCACCGCTGCGTATTCCGGGGTGGGCAGGCGCGTCTTCGCCGCGTCCGTGATCATCGCGTACTGGGCGCGATATTCATCCATGCTCAACCGGTCAGGGTCGAAGTCTCCCTGCGGCCCGCGCAGCTCGGCCAGCCACTTCTCCTGCGCGGCCGTTGGTTCGTCAATTGCCTCGAGCAGCTGGATCAACATGTTGCGGAATGGCGCCTTCTGCCGTGGCGGCATCGACAGCACCAGGTAGGACACATGCAGGGCGTGGGAGACATCTGCGAACAGCGGCTTATCCATGGGCGGCCTCCGTGACCTCGTTTCCGAACTTGCTGGCGACATAGGCGCGCATTGCGGCGATCAGCGCCGTACTTCCCCGGACGGGATCGCTATAGTCCGGATGGGCAGCAATCCAAAACGCCACGCCGCCCTCCACTGCCGGCATCAAGCCAATCCTCTCCCGCTCGATGATCTCGCCACCCTCATTCCAGTAGGTCGATGCCGAGTAGATGCGCGGGTATCCCGTGTGTACGGCCGTGTCGATGAAGATGTACGCGTGCATCGTCTCGCATGGCTGGCGCTTGCGGATCTCGCAGCGTAGGCCATCAGCGCGCGCTACCCAGTAGTTCAGGAGATAGCCCTCCAATTCCGATACCTTCATTCCTTTTCCCCGAAAAACTGGCAACGCTTGCCGTGATTCCTTCGCTTGCCGTTCGGCAGCAGCTTCGTGCAGACCGTGTGCACCGTGCCCATCAGCCTGGCGGACTTCTCGTAGACGCAGCCCTTGCAGCTGCGGGCCTCGTTCTGCTCGTAGACCTCGGCGGGGTCGCGATACATGTACGCAGGCAGCGTCATAGGTCGTCGCACCTGAAAACGTTCCAGCAGATGCCAAACAGCGCCGCGCAGGTGAGCACGTATCCCCACGAAAGCCTGCGCTCATTGATCCCACAGCTAAGAAGCGTGGTGACGGTCGCGTTGGCGACGTTAGCGAGACCGAACCGGCTGATCACGCGGCCTCCGCACAATCGATAGGCTGTATATCCGCTTTACAACCTGCGCGTTGTACCGCGGCGTCGCCGGGCTCTTCGCCCAGACCGCACAGCCAGTCGAGCGAGCAATGGAGAGCTAGGGCGAGCGCGGCGGCGGCCTCGATGTTGGGCGAGATCTTCTCGTCTTCGTACTTGTAGATCGACCGATAATCGATCCCAGATCGCTCGCCGAGTTGGCGAACGGCGAGCCGCCTCTTCAGCCTGGCCTGCTTCAGTCGCGCGCCGAAATGTGTTCTGCGTGGCTGTGTCATGCAGCCACCTCTGCTGCTTGCGTGAGCCATTCAGGCACCGGCTCACTCCACCGCACATCCCGCTCGGCACCGAAGGCATAGATCAGCTCGATCAGCTGGGCGAACTCGCGCTTGCCCATCTTGCTGGTGGACTGGCCGCAGACAACGAATCCTCCATCGAGACCAGGCACGGCCTTCTGCCGGCGCAGCGCGGCGGTGAAGACGTCCTTCCATTCGTCGGTGGTCAGCTTCTGGCCGTGCCATTCGACCTGCTTCGAGACGTCCGACAGCATCGGCCACAGCTTCGCGTTCTGGTCGAGCGTCCGGGTCGGCTCGCAGATGGTGACGACATAGCCGTCGGGAGCTCCGCGAATCGCCAGCTCGGCGCCAGCGCGCGCCTGCCGGTGGGACAGGATGAAGATGCGCTTGTCGCTCATACCGGCCTCGCCAGACGGACGCCATTCCAGCGCATGCAGCTCGACGAGCGGTGGCCAAAGCCGCCGCAGCGAATGCAGTACCCATTCCAGTCACTTCGCATTTCAGTCTCCTTCCGGTGCCGGCACAGTGCGCAGCTCTTCGATCTTCGGAAGCCGCTCGTCGCGGTCCATCTGCACCAGGCTCATGAGCAGCACGCCGAAGCACGTGCCGGCGATAAAGACGGCGATGCAGATGATCACCACGTGCTCAAAGGCCAGATTCATGGTTGCTCCCTTGTGAGTTGAAATTCAGCTTTCCTGCATCCATCACGCGGCCTCCGCTGGGTCGTTGGTGATCATCACGTGCCGCATGGTCGGCAGACGGATGTCCGCCGGCCGGATACCCCAGACTTCCAGCAGCGCCGCGAAGGGGCCGGTTGGCCGGCGCCGAGCCACCATCGGGTTGTGCGTCTGCACCTTCGGCTGGTAGGCCTGCATGGCGGCCAGGTCGACGCACGACCATTCGATGGGAGCCGTGCCGGCGGAAGCGCGCTCGAGCTCGCGCGGCTGGATCAGTCCGCGCTTGCGCATCGCCTTGAGGCCTTCGCTGACGCCCTGCCGCGTGAAGCCGTATTGGGTGGCGAAACGCGTGGCGACGACCTTCTCGCCGCGGAGAAAGACGCCACGCAGGACCTGCTGCAGGGATTGCGGTTGTTCGAGGATGCCCATCAGCTTTCCTCCCGCTGCGCGTACTCGAGCAGCGCCAGCGCATCGGCATGGTTGTCGTCGACGACGCGGTGGCCGCGCTGGCGCATGGCTGCCACCATGGCGTCCTTGTTGGCGTTGCCCTTCCCCGTCGCCGACTTCTTGATGACGGGCACCGGCACGCCGACCAAACGGATGCGGTTGCGATCGGCCCACGCCTGCAGGTGCGCCTCGAAGCCGCCGTACACGTGCGCGGCCTGCACCGCGGTGTGCCGGAGCACCAGCTCGTAGTACACGGCATGGATCTCGCCGGCCTGGCGCGCGCGCTCACCGAGCCACGCTGCGAACTTGAGCCAGCGCTGGCCGGGACCGTCGAGGCGCTTGGGCGCAAACGACTCGCTGCCGCTGTGCAGCTTCCCGTCGCGCAGGCCCAGCGCCCAGCCCGTAGTGGTGCCGATGTCGATGGCCAGAATGTTCAGATTGCAGGTGGGCGTACCTACTTCTGCGAGCGCGATGTCCGTTTTCGGCGCCTCATTTGAGGTCGAAATATCGGAAGCGACGATCTCTTCGAACAGGTCGGTCATGGATGCCTCACAGTTCCGCAGCGATGCCGCGTTTGCGGACGGCCGGGCCGTGACTCAGCATCGGCAGCGGCCCAGTCCATTCATCGAACTTCGTGACCGGCCCCTTGTAGAGCAACGGCACGTCGCAAAGCGCGCCATTCCGGTTCTTACGGATCAGAACCTCGGCGTAACCCTTCAGGTCCGAGTTGTTCGGGTCGTACATCTCCGGGCGGTGCACGAACATCACCACGTCCGCGTCCTGCTCGATATCGCCCGAGTCGCGCAGGTCGGACAGAATCGGCTTCCGGTCAGAGCGCTCTTCGTTCTTCCGGCTGAGCTGCGCGAGCGCGACGACGGGGATCCCCAGCTCCTTGGCCAGCGACTTCAGGCCGCGCGAGTACGCGCCGATCTGCTGCGTGCGCATCTTTTCCTCGCCGCCAGACATCAGGCCAAGGTAGTCGACGATCAGCACGTCGAGGCCATGCTTGCGCTTGTGCGCCTTGGCTTTGGTCTTAACATCGAGCAGCGACATGGCCGGCGTGTCATCGATGGCGAAACGCATGCCGCCCAGGTTCTGGACTGCCCAAGTCAGGCGCGGCCAGTCCGCGTCCTGCAGGCGCCCAGACAGCAGCGCCGACAGGTTGATGCCGCCGCGATTGGCCAGCGCGCGGGCAACGATCTCGGAATCGGACATCTCCATCGAATCCAGCAGCACGCTGCGACCGGCGTGTGCGATGTTCAGCCCGAGGTCGGTGGTCAGCGCTGTCTTGCCCATCGACGGGCGGCCGGCCACGATCACCAGGTTGCCGTCATGGAGACCGCCGTTCAGTGCACGGTCAAGGGCATCAATGCCGGTCGAAATGCCGGGTTCAATCCGGCTGTGATAGCGCTCGTCGACCTGCTCGACAACCGGCACCAGCAGCTCGGCGATCATCTTCGGCTCGCTGCGCACGCCGACCGACGCCAGTTGGGCGAGCAGCGACTGCGCCTTGTCGACGACTTCTGCGCCCTTCATCGGGCTCGGCGTCTCAACGAGCTCGAGTACCTTGCGCGCAGCTGTAGCGGTCTCCCGGAGCAGCGCGCGGTCGCGCACGATCTCGGCGTAGCGGCTGACGTTCGCAGCGCTCGGCGTGCTCTGCGCGACGGCGTTCAGGTACTGCAGGCCCCCGGCACGTTCTGCCTGTGCATTGGACTGGAGCATTTCGAAGACCGTGATCACATCGGCCGGCTTGTTCGCCGAGACCAGGCGGATCACCGCAGAGAAGATCAGCCGGTGATCGTCGCGGTAGAAGTGCGCGGCTTCCAGCCCGTTCAGGCGGTCGATTGCATCGTTGTCGAGCAGCAGGCCGCCCAGCACGGCCTGCTCGGCCTCGACGCTGTAAAGCGCCCGGGCCTGTGGAAAATCATCGATCGCGTTCATGCGGCATCCTCGTTGTGGTACCGCTCTTCGCGGATCTTGGTGAAGTTCTCGGCCTTGACGATCCAGTCGAGGCTGACAAGGAAGGGCTTGCGGCCTTCCTGGGTCTTAGCCCGACCGGTGAGGAACTTGGATTGCGAGACGTACGTGAAGAAGGTCCGCCAGTACTCGAGGTTCTGGCGCTTCGGGTCCTCATTCCATCGGCCACGCAGTGCCTGCTGCCTGCTGGGCGTCCAGTCACGGATGGACGGACACATCGGCAGGATCTCGTGGTAGAGCGCGATGATTTCCTGATGCGGGCATTCAGGACGAGCAGCCTTCGACTTCGACTGCACCGCGTCGCCCAGCGTGAAGTCGTCAGCGGGGTCGCTGTCGACAACTACTCCGTTAGGAGTAGTAGAAGAAGACTCTTCTCTTCTCTCCTCTCCTCTAGTCCCGTTTTTGTCCGCTTCTGATGCGGACAAACGTCCGGCTCGTTTGCGGTCACTATCCTGTGCTCGACGTTTCGCTGACTGGCCGTTGTGCTTGTCAAACTCAGGCAGGACAAGGCCTCCCGGGCAATCTTCCAGCCAACCAACCGTCTGCATCGCAGTAGCGAAGCCTTGCCAGCCGATCAGATCGTCGACCGTCGCCAAGCTGTAACCTTCGAGTTGCCCGTCAGTTGAGTGCGCATCGAACAGACACCAAACGGACATCAGTCCGCCAACTGTCCTAAATCTGTCCGCTTTCAATGCGGACGAAATGCGGACAACTTTCGGATGCGTGAAGAGGTCGGTCCGCATCTTGATCCAGTCACCAGCCATTACCGCGAGCCCCCCGCCGTCTTCAGGTATTCAGCGATCGCCTGCTTCAGTTCGGCGCACAGCTGTACGCGCACGGCGCGCGATTCAGCGACAGTCATGCGGTGGCAAAGCTCGTCGATGTGGGCGTGCTGGCGGGCTTCGGTGGTCAGCGGCGCGGTATTGAGAGCGCGCCGGCGAGTGCCGCGCGTCTTGGCCCGCTGTGGGCCAGTGAGCTGTTCCATGATTCCCCCGGGATTTCCGGTAAATGCTTTCGTTACTACGTCCGTGGTGCCTTTGACGGGCACTCGCGGATCAAGCCGCTGCCTTCCCCAAGATGCGTGCCCTCAGCTCTGCAGCCTTTCGCTCCGCTTCGTGCAACTCGCGCAGGTCATCGCAGAACATCAGGTCACGCTGGTACGCGATCCACTGGGTCAGAAGCGTGTGCCCCACCAAACATTCGAACCGCGCGATCGCAGTGATCGGCAGATGCCACACTTTCCCGGAACCATCCTTCCCGTTCTTGATCTTGCTGAACTGAGACGGAGAGAGGCCCAGGTAGCCGGCATAGGTCTTTTCCATGAACTTGTACCGGCTCAGTTCAATGGCTTTGCGAATTAGCGACGACTCATCGCCGATGGCCGCCACAATTTCCTGATCAACCGATTGAGGACGTTCCATAAGGCACATCAGAGGAATTTCCAGTTGAGTGGCATCACTTGATAGTTGAATGGACACTTGCGCCTCGCCTAAAAAAGAAGGCATCAACCCGATGCCCACGGCCCCGCGTAATGCGATACCTACTTTCGAATCTTCTTCTTTGCCCCGCGACTCGATGTGCCGACTGGCGGCTGAGCGTCGTCGCTGGCGTCCTGGCTATGGGTAAGTTCTTTCAGGAAAAGAGACGGGTGAGCGAGCTTTACGGAGGGCGGAACTCCTCTTACCCTCCAGTTGTGGACTCGCTGGATCCCGCCCCGCTTGAGGTCGTAACCCAGCAGCTTTGCGACTTGGGCTGGACCCCCAAGGCTCTCGATGAGTTGCCAGTCAGCGTGGACGGCGGTCGGTTTCGCGTTCATGGCCTTATTAAACATGATGTTTAATTGGAAGTCAAACGCCACGTTTATCAACAGAACGTTTACTCGTGAGAACATCCGCGCCATGCACGAAACCATGGTTCGCCTCTATGAGGCAGCGAAGACACTTAAGGGGCTAGAAACGCCTACCGATGTGGCGCGAGCACTCAATCAGTCGCAGCAGACCGTCAATAACTGGGAACGAAGAGGCATTTCCCAGGGCGGAATGCTTAAGGCCCAAGCTGAGATTGGATGCAGCGCTACTTGGCTGCAGACAGGCATTCCGCCTATGGAGGCTGTCAAGCAAAAATCCGGCTCAAGTCAGATTGAAGAAAAACTTAACGAGAGCTCTGGAGCGCCTGCTTACAATGTGTCGCGGCTGCCCGACCCGAATATCCCGGTAGGCAGCTCCCCCGCGCGTCCTGTGTATGTCGTGGGGCGGGCCAATGGCGGCCTTCCTGAGAGGATTTGGACTGACGGCGGTTACCTGGTGGGCGCAACTGAAGAATACGCAGTGCTGGCGACGGACGATCCGCACGCCTTCCTTACGCCGATCATCGGCACGTCAATGGCTCCCGTTTATAACCCAGGCGATTTCGCTTTCGTCGAGCCAGGCACGGAAGTGGATCTAGGTGACGATGTTCTAGTGCGCCTGAAGACCGGCGAGACCCTCCTCAAGAGACTGCTAGTTCGGCGTGCTGATGGCCTTCAATTGGGGTCGTATGGCGAACCTGGAACGCTGTTTTTTAAGCCGGATGAGATCACGTGGATGTACTACGTTGCGCATCCAGTAAGGCGGAAGAAGATCAAGACGCGGTTCTAACTCCCTGCGATCTTCGCGGGGTATGGGGTGGGGTCAAAAATGAAAAAGCTGTTGTGCGTTTTTACTGTCGCGGTCTTGGCAGCATGCGGGAAGGGCGAAGAGCCAAAGCAGCTGCAATCCTCGCCACAGTCGGCTAGCAAAGATGCAGTCGCGGTGCCTGCGCCGCCGTCCAGGCCGGCCCACCTCTACTCCTTGGAAGAGGATGGCGAATACGGCTATGAACCGAGCCTCAGTGAGGATGAACGTAAGGCCGGCAAGGCGGCTTCAGCCCTGATTATGGTGCGCTACTTGGGCGTTAAAGACGGTTCACACACGGTCGTGATGGCTGTCGGCAATGGGGCTACCGACACGTTCTCTTGCAAGTCGCCATGCGAGTTCATCAAATCGAAGATCGCCATCAACGGGCAAACCATCAAATCCGAAACGGTGCGCAACCCCGGAAACGCCGTTATTTCAGCAGTTATGATCGATGCCATGAACGGCCAGCTAAAGCCATATAGGCGCAGTACTCGCTCGTAACTTCCTCCCGCTCCGGCATTAGCCCACCTTCGCGGTGGGCTTTTTGTTGCCCAGAAACTACACATGTTGTTTCGTCATGATCACGCAAACTAAACACCGTGTTTGACATTCGTCTAAACATAGTGTTTAATTGGGTCCATCAACCAGCCGATGGAGTGCAAGATGATCACGAAGAGCAAGCAAGCATGGCAGGTCGGCCAGCAGGTGAAGGTTGGCTTCCTGAGCGGCCTAACGGTCGTCGCCAAGGTCGCTACCCCGGGTGATTTCGCCCCGGACGCCTATGTCCTGGTGCGCGGCGAGCAGTTCTACTCTTTCGTCCCCCACAACGGCATCAGCAAGATCTCGGCTGCAGAGGCTCGCGACCTGGTCGAACAGGGCAAGCGCGCTGCCGCAGCAGCTGCAGCTCGTGCTGCTGAGCAAGCCTGCCGCGTCATCGGCGCCGCCAAGCTTGCTGCCGAGCTGATGTCCGCCTGACCACAACTCCACTCACAAGGAGCCGGTCATGAGCAACCTGCACCCTATTTTCCAGACCGCCCTGCGCGGCATCGCCCCGCCGCAGTTGCCGGCAGGCGTGCGCAGCCGCGTCATCCGCTGCGATTCGACGCACGAGATCGAGTACCGCGGCCTGAACCGTGAAGCCGTGCAGCAGGCCGCGCAACGGCGCGCCAGCGGCATCGACGCGTACCGCTCGCCCGCCGTCTCCACGTCGCGCCTCGACGGCAACGAGTGGGTGACGACGCTGCGCTATTACACCGTCGATTGAACGAGGACGGCCGTGATCCTCCACCACTACGGCGACAGCAGCTATCCCATGGTCTTCGACGTGGTCGACGACTTCGGCAGCGTGCTGCAGATCGAAAAGAATCACGCGGTCTGCGGCCAGGCCTGCATCTACCGCATGTCGGCACTGGATGACGCTGACCTAGCTGCAACCTTCTATGGGGCCGCGCAATGAACCGCGATTTCTTCTACATCGCCCTGCTGATCTGCGTCGCTCCGCCGCTGGTGGTGCTGAGCGCCACGCTGATCTCGATGGTGTCGCAATGAGCCGCGCTGCGATCAACCGTAACAACCGCTGGCTCACGCGCGCCGCGCTGGTGGCGCTGGGCTACTGCCTCGTCTACTCCGTCGCACAGGTGCTCGCATGAACTACGACCCGGACTCGAATCAGCTGCTGGCCATCGCGAAGCGCAAGCGCTCGATCGAGTACGCCTGCGCGGCCGGCTTCTGCATTGCTGCGCCCGTCATCTGGTACGTCGCCGTTGCCATCCGCGCCGGCGCCCTGTTCTGACCTTTCCCACCTGGAGACCACCATGGAAACCACCGCACCCGCGATCGCCCTGCAGCAAGTCGAGTCGTCGCAGATCCACAGCATCGGCCATGACGCCGAGACGAACACGCTGGCCATCCGCTTCAAGAACTACAAGGGCGAGGCCACCAGCCTGTACCACTACGGCAACTTCACCGCCGAAGAGTTCGCCGCGTTCAAGACGGCCGAGTCGATCGGCTCGCACTTCGGCAAGCACATCAAGCCGTACGACAAGAAGTACCCGTACGTGAAGGTCGACGCAGCGCCGGCCGCCTGACCCCCGTCCACCACCAGGAGATCCACATCATGTCCACCGCTGTCGTCGAAGACGTTATCGACGTCGATACCGCCCCGCTGCGCGCCGCAGCGCTGCCGGCCACTCGCCAGTCTGGCGCACTCGCCCACTCCGGACCGGTCACCCCCGACACCCTGCTCCTGATCGCGGTGGAGAAAGGCGCCGATCCCGAGTACATCGGCAAGCTTCTGGATCTGCGCGAGCGCGGCATGGCCATGGCTGCGCGCCAGGCCTACGTGGGCGCTATGGCCGCGTTCAAGACCGAGCCCATCACGATCCGTCGCAGCAAGGAAGTCGGCTATCGGACGAAGGACGGCGACTTTGTGGGCTACTCGCACGCCGAACTGTCGGACGTCACCGATGCCGTGGGCCCGGCCATGGCCAAGCACGGCCTGAGCTTCGCCTGGAACATCCTGCAGGGCAACGGCCTGATCACTGTGGAATGCGTCGTCACGCACAAGGACGGCCACTCCGAGAAAGTAGTGATGTCTGGGCCGCCGGACAACTCAGGCAAGAAGAACGTCATCCAGCAGACCGCGTCGACGATTACCTACCTGCAGCGCTACACCCTGCTGGCCGTGACCGGCATGTCGACCAAGGGCATGGACGATGACGGCGCAGGCGGCAGCGACGACGCACCAGCCGGCGGCAGTCAGCCGCGCCAGGAGCGACAAGGAAACGACGGTTCCGCCGCCTCCACCTACCCGCAAGAACGCTTCGACGAGAACAAAGCCAAGTGGCGCGACCTGATTCTCGGCAAGAAGAAGACCCCCGCACAGATCATCGCGACCGTCGAATCCAAGGGCGTGCTGATGACCGAAGCCCAGAAGAACACGATCGACTCTTGGAGCCACGAGAATGACTGACCACATCGTCCATACCCTGCTGCAGGGCTCTCCCGAGTGGGAAGCCTTCCGCTTCGACTACCACGGCGCCAGCGAGGCGGCGGCCATGCTCGGCCTGTCGCCGTACATGAAGCGAAACGAGCTTCTGCACATCAAGAAGACGGCCATGCCGAAGGAGTTCAGTGACTTCGTGCAGGAGCGGATTCTGGACCGTGGTCACGAACTGGAAGCTATGGCCCGCCCGCTGGTCGAGGAAGACCTCGGCGAAGAGCTGTATCCGGTCACGTGCTCGCTGGGCAAGGAATCGGCATCGTGCGACGGCCTGACTATGGCCGGCGACATCGCGTTCGAGCACAAGCAGTGGAACGAAGATCTGGCGCTGGCGGTAGAGAACGGCAACGTCCCGGACAGCCACATGCCGCAGTGCCAGCAGATCCTGATGGTCACCGGCGCCGAGCGTGTGCGCTTCGTTGTGTCGGACGGTACGCGCGATCGCTTTGTCTGGACCGATGTCTCGCCGGACCCGAAATGGTTCGACCGCATCCGCGCCGGCTGGGCCCAGTTCGACAAGGACGTGGCCGAGTATGAGCCGCGCGAGCAGGAAGTGAAGCCCGTCGGCCGCACGCCGGAAACGCTGCCGGCCCTGTTCGTCGAGGTGCGCGGCCAAGTCACGGCCAGCAACCTGCGCGAGTTCCGCGAACACGCCATCGCCGTGTTCCAGGGCATCAATCGCAACCTGTCCACCGATCAGGACTTCGCGGATGCCGAGAAGACCGTCAAGTGGTGCGGTGAGGTGGAAAGCAAGCTGGCCGCCGCCAAACAGCACGCGCTGTCGCAGACGGCCAGCATCGACGAGCTGTTCCGCACGATCGACGATATCAGCGCCGAGGCCCGCCGCGTGCGGCTGGACCTGGACAAGCTGGTAACGCAGCGCAAGACCGAGGTGAAGGAAGCCATCATCCGCGGCGGCCGACAGGCCTACAGCAACCACGTGGCCGAGCTCAAGAACGAGACCGGGGGCGCCTGGGTGGATCTCGGCATGCCCGACTTCGTTGGCGCGGCCAAGGGCAAGCGCTCGGTCGCGAGCATTCAGGATGCCGTCGACACGATGCTGGCCAACGCCAAGATCGAGGCCGATGCGTCTGCGAAGCGCATCCGCGCGAACGTGCTGTTCCTCGACCGGGCGATCGAAGGCTATGAGTTCCTGTTCGCCGACCGCGTTGGCCTGTCCACGAAGCAGATGGATGACCTGCGCCTGGTGGTGTCGAGCCGCATCGACAAGCACAAGGCCGAAGATCTGCGCAAAGAGGAAGAGCAGCGTGAGCGCATCCGCCGCGAAGAGGCAGCCCGCCTGGAGCGCGAAGCAGCGGAGAAAGCCGCTGCCGAGAAGGCTGAGCAGCAGGCCGCAGAGCGCGCAGCACAGGCAGCCGCCACGCCGGCACCCGCGCCCGCACCTGCCCCAGCACCCGCCCAGGCTGCGCGTGTCGTTCCCGTAGAACGCCAGGCACCCGCTCGCCGCCCCGCCGTCCCCAGCCGTCCGACCGACGCCGAGATCGTCGCCGCGCTGGTCAGTCATTTCGAAGCCACCGAAGAGCAGGTTGTCGGCTGGCTCTGCGAAATGGATTTCTCCGTTGCCTGACCCTTCCTAACTTCCGGAGCCAACAATGCTCGAACTCGATACCGAACTGGTCAAGATCCTCCACATCAACACCCGCAACGAGAAGCACGGCGACGACAACGTGCTGGGCGTCGACCTGAAACTGCAGGCGCGCCTGTCCAACGACGTGCTGTCGCTCTTCTCGCCGACCCTGAAGGCCAGCTTCTACCACAAGGACGAAGGCGTACAGGGCGACCTGGTCACCGACGCCGGCTACCTGCCGAACCTGAAGAACCCGGCGCTCGGCACGGTGAAGTGGGATGGCTCGTGGGAGCTCCAGCGCCTGGTGATCCACAACGGCGTCACCGAGGCCTACGACATCGTGCTCGACGAGTCGAAGGTCAACAAGCTGGCCTTCGATTTTCAGGAAGGCGGCACCGTCTTCGTCAACTTCCGCGTGCAAGCGCATCCCGACGAGACCACCACGGCGAAGCTGCTCTCGCTGCTCGGTCAGGAAGTGCACATGAGCCTGGACTACGAAGACCCGCCCGAGATGAAGGAAGCGGCGTAACGATCAACGGGGGAAAGCGGATGCCGCTGGTGGCAGTGCTGGGACGGCAGACAGCCAGCGGTGCAGCGAGTACCCCTCCCTTTCAACGGGCGGCTGCGGCGGGACAACGCCGAGTCCCGAAAAACAGCGCGCGACGAGCAGCCTCCATCTGGTTGGTGGATTGGCCGCAGCTGCCCACCCTATTCCGTGTAGTACCTCTCAACCCGAAAGGAAAGCCATGAACGCAGTGACTCAGAACGAAGGAATCGCAGTGGGTTCGACGATCAGCCAAGCTGACGCGAACGCCCTGAAGGCCGGCGATGTGGTGGGCGGCGGCTTCTATGCTGGCCAGATCCGCCAGGCCGATGGCCTGTACATCTTGGTCGTAGCGCCCAAGGACGGTGGCGAGCACGACGACGCGCCTTGGCACACGAGCACCCAGCGCATCGATGACGCGCGCAGCTTCTTCGATGGGAGGGCAAACACGGCGGCAATGGTGCGCGCCGGCGTCGCTCTGGCGGTTTGGGCGTCCGGCCTGAACGTCAATGGTTTCAACGACTGGTACCTGCCGGCCCGCGACGAGCTCGAAGTCGTGTATCGCAACCTGAAACCCACGACCGAAGAGAACTACGTCTATCGCGCTGGCGATAACCCGAGCAGCGTCCCTGCCGGCTACCCGTACACCGCAGATACGCCGACCCAGACGCCGGTGGTTGCCTTCCAATCCGATGGCGCGGAGGCCTTCGACGACGAGTCCTGGTACTGGACTTCGACGCAGTCCGAGAGCTACTCCAACGACGCGTGGTTCCAGGGCTTCGGCAATGGCTACCAGTACAACTACCTCAAGGACTTCGAGTTTCGTGCTCGGGCCGTCCGCAGGATGAAGGTTCAGTAATTCATTCATTTGGCCGCGCAGCGGCCGCCCCTTTGCAAATTCATGGAGCAAGCAATGACGCAAGTCGCAGAGTCCGTATCCGTCGAGGTAGCCGGCGCACTGGTCACCATTTCCAAGGCTGCCGTGGTCGACGCCTGGTTGGCGCGCGTGATCAATGGTGCAGCAGAAGCACTGCCGCAGCCGATCGCCCTCGGCCAATTGCGCACTGGTGAGCGCTACGCCGGCCTGATACTCGGCAAGGAAGGCGAGCCCGGATACCACCTGATCCTCCTTCCTGGTGAGGCAGAGGGCAAGACGTGGGAGCAGGCCAAGGAATGGGCTGCATCGGCTGGCGGCGAGCTGCCGACACGGCGTGAGCAGTCTCTCCTGTTCGCCAACCTGCGAGAAGAGTTCCAAAGCGCCTGGTACTGGTCTGGTGAGCAGTCCGAGAGCTACTCCAGCTACGCGTGGCTCCAGGGCTTCGGCGATGGCTTCCAGGACTACAACCGCAAGCACAGCGAGTTTCGTGCTCGGGCCGTCCGCAGATTGCCTCTTTGATCATTCAGTCATTTAGCCATGGCTCTGCATACCGACCTCCCCATCTATAAGGCGGCGTACGACCTCCTCGATGTGGTCACGGAAATCACCCGCAGCATGCCGCGCGACTTCAAGGTCTCGCTGGGCGGGAAGATCCGCGACGAGATCGTGGAGATCACGGTGTTGATCTGCCGCGGGAATGTGTACCGCGACAAGTCGCAGCCACTGCTCGACTTGGTCGAGCGCCTGCAGGTGGTCGAGTTGCTACTGCGCCTTTGTGTCGACAAGCGCCTAATCGCGCGGCCGCAGTACGCCAAGGCCGTTTCGATTACGACGAGCATCGGTAAGCAGGCTAATGGCTGGAGGAAGAAGTCCGCATCGTCGCCTGTTGCCTGACGGTTAAGGCCGTCTCGCCCGTGCGATTTTTATCTGGTCGTGCCGCTGGCTCACAAGGCCACCGCCAGGCGCATCACGGATACCGCTGGGAGTCACCAGGTCTGGTCCGGCGCAGTTTCCCCGCTGATCGGCATGACGCCTTCGGCGAGGCGACGTAGATAGCACGAACAGACGCAGTCCGAGAGCAACTCCAACAACGCGTGGAACCAGAACTTCGGCAATGGCAACCAGAACAACAACCACAAGAACAACGAGTTTCGTGCTCGGGCCGTCCGCAGATCAAAGCGGTGCGGATCGTGCTTCCTTCGAGGACCTGGTGACGGCATATTTCGACTGCCGCCGCCGGAAACGCAACACACACAGTGCGCTCGTGTTCGAGCAGCAGCTCGAGCGCAACTTGCGCGAACTGTACGACGAGTTGATGGACGGCAGCTATCGTCCTGGCCGCTCCATCTGCTTCGTCGTGACCCGACCCAAGCCGCGCGAAGTCTGGGCTGCAGACTTCCGCGATCGCGTGGTCCACCACCTCCTGTACAACCGCATTGCGCCGCGCTTCTACGCTTCGTTCATCGCGGATAGCTGCGCATGCATTCCCGGGCGCGGCACGCTCTATGCTGCCCAGCGCCTGGAGGCGAAGGTGCGCAGCATCACGCAGAACTGGTCCCGGCCGGCGTGGTACCTGAAATGCGACCTCGCCAACTTCTTCGTCAGCATCGACAAGACTGTCCTGCGCAAGGAGTTGGCCGAGCGCGTCACCGAACCATGGTGGATGGCGCTCACGGATCTCGTGTTGATGCACGACCCGCGCCCGGACGTCATCATGCAAGCACCGTCAGCCCTGATGGCACTCGTGCCGCCGCACAAGAGCCTGCTCAACCAGCCGGCACATCGCGGGCTGCCGATCGGCAACCTCAGTAGCCAGTTTTTTGCCAATGTCTACCTTGATGTGCTCGACCAGCACGTCAAGCATCGCATCGGCGCGCGGCACTATATCCGCTATGTCGATGACTTCGTGATCCTCCACGAATCGCCGCAGTGGCTGAGTACCGCCCATGCCCAAATTGAGGCGTTCCTGCCGCGCCGACTTGGCGCCAGGCTCAATCCGTCGAAGACGATCCTACAGCCGGTACCGCGCGGCATTGATTTCGTCGGCCAGGTGATTCGGCCATGGGCACGCCACACCCGCCCGCGCACGCTCAATGTCGGAACTCGCCGGCTGGCGGAAATGCCGTCGCGCGATGTATTCGCAGCAGTCAACAGCTACTTCGGCCTAGTCAGGCAGGCAACCGCCAGCCATGTCGCCAGAGCACGCATGGCGAAAGTCATCCGCAGCCGCGGCCACGCCGTCGACTTTGGCCTGACCAAGGCATACCGCCGCCCTATCACCCAAAACAAGGAGTCCGAACAATGACATGGCCACTCGGAGTGACAGTGAGTCGTGCGAAGCCGACCGTCAAGGAAGACATGATGGATCTCGCACTCGACTCCACCCGCCTCAAGCGCGAGAACGCGGAGCTCCGCCGGCAGTTAGCCGAGTCGCAGTCTCTTCTCGCCAACGCCCGGGATACCAACGTCGCGCACGCCGCGCGAATCCTGTCGCTGGAGCGCGCGCTGCGCGAGCTCTGCCAGGACGCCCTGAAGCACCCCCACTGGCCTCTGCTGCGCTGGGTCCGATTCGGACCGATGGCAGGTGCGATCGAACAATTCAAGAACGGGGAACTGTGATGACCGACACCACCAATGCGGCGAATAGCTCGCCAATCACCGCAGGAGATGCGGGGAATAGTCTGATGCCGTGCCCGTTTTGCGGCGGTGAAGCGACGCTGCGCCCGCAGGGTAATGCCTACACAAAGAGCCGCAAGATCACAGTGAAGTGCAAGGACTGCCGAGTTAAATTGACGCATGCAGCAATTCACTACGGGTTCGATTGGCTCGCGGAGAAGATCGAACGCGACTGGAATCGTCGTGCCGCCCCGCAGCCGCAAGGTGGAGCGCTGACGGATGAACAGATCCGCGAAGTTGCCGTCGACTATTGCAGATTCGT